TTTGCACGTCCGCCCATTCCGGCTCTTCCTGCTCATAATAAACAACCGGTATTTTGCCGTAGGGATTGTCCGCCTGAATTACTTCCCAGCCAGTACCGATATTTTTAGCTTTTATAATTTTATCGACTGTATAAACTTCGGCGTGTTGAATATTATTTATCTTAAATTTGCGGGTAAAAGCCACCAATTTACCGGTTTCGTCGAAATAAGGAAATATCTCGTTTCCGGTTTTACTGCAAAGCAATATAACGCCGACTGTCTTTGTTTTTGCCGCGTCGTCTATATTCACATACCAAAGCTCGGCGGCTCTGGTTTCAATCATGATAGCGCGTGCAAGTTTCCGGTCGAATATCTCTGTTTTATTACCGTCCATAGTGGTATTCAGATATGTAAACGCCTTTCCGGACTCAGTATCTTTTGATTTTTGGATATAAGAAACCGGTCTACCAAACAAAAAACCGATAGCGGACTGCACAATTTTTTTCTGGAATTTTGTGACTATTTTAACCAACGGAATGATTTTTTTATTATCGCCTTCACCGATTTCTTTATCTTTTTTGGTAAGAATAAAATGGTTACCATAATAAGCGTTATAATTCGTTTTTATATCTACTTCGGGCCGGTATTCGTCTTTTTCCGGTATCTTTGTAAGCTCCGCCAATTGCTCGTCAAAATTTTGTTTCTGAAAGATTTCTTCTATTGTCATTTCCTGTCCTCACATGTAAATACCCATTTTACGCGGGTCTAATTTGCCAGTTTCAGTATTCGTATTTATCTCGTCGCCATAAGCATATCTGGCTCCGTCCGGCGCATGATTGTTTTTATCAATCGGTTCATTGGTAACAATACCGTCTTTATTTTTTCGCCACTGATACAGTGTAAAATCGTTAATAATGCCTTGTTGAGATTTGTCAATGATAATAGTGTGACGTTTAAGAAATTGAATGCCATAATTAACACTACCGGGGCCTTTAATGGCCGAAACCGCATTGACTCCACAATCCCGGATTTCTTTAATACTTTTTGGCTCCGAACTATCACACTTAACCCGCTCATTACTTGAATTTTTAGCACATAAAGGCGCAATCTGAAGGATTTTTCCGGCAATTGCAGGGTTGTCGAGCCCGTACTCATAAAATCCATGTGTGATATAAATAATATTTTCTTTTTTCGCAGTGCGGACAAAACATGTGGGGTCGTTTGTAAATCCGAAATCAAGGCCGTTTTTATAATTCGAGAACTGGTTTTTAATTTCCGTAAGGTCTTCGACGCGCCAATTTTTGAAAATAACATTACCAAGAACACCCCAGTTACCGAGCGTATAAACGTTGTAATAATATTCGTCGGTTTCGTTTTCAAGTGCGTAAATATCGTCTTTGGCAAGGAATTTATTGTCTTTGTAAGTGGTTTTAAGAATAAGTAAATGTGAGTCTTTATAAATCTTATCATTATCGCCAAATCTGCCCTGAAAGAACTCAGGATAAATCCAATGAGACTTGAAAATAGGATTAAAGCTAAATGTAACGCGCTTTTTAATTTCTTTTCCATCCGGCGCAATTCCGCGAAGTCTTTTATTAAGGGCTTTGTAATTATCGTAACTGATTTCAGAGGCTTCCTCATAACGAATATCGGTAATAAAGCCGCGTCTTGGTGTGATGGATTTAATCTTTTCAACATCATCTAAACCCTTAAAAATTATTTGAAAGCCATTCGGCCCGGTTATTGTCATTTCCGACTTATTTATCGAAAATAGTCTCGAAATATTCCAATCGTAAATAACTTTATTTATCTCATTAAAAACCGACTGTCTTAAAGTGTTCGCCGTGTTTCTGACAATTAAAAAATTGCGCCCACCTGTTAATAAATCTCCTATGTCTCGTTGCGCTAAAAATACTGATTTCCCTGAAGATGAACCGCCGAAAAAGATTTGAGTTCTTGCCTGTTCGTAAAGAAATGGAAAATAAACGTCATTATAAACCCTGGGATCGATATTTACGTTCATTCATTTTCGCCGCCGTCCGGGCCGGTTGTGTTATGTGTAACCGTGATATTTATATCGCCGCCATCCTTACCCATAATTTCAAGTTCGCTGCGGTCATGCCAGTTTTTGGAGTCCCGGTTTTTAAGGAAATGAATTTGAGCGGTAACGTTCGGCTGGACTTGTTTTTTAATAACTTCAGTTCGTATTAATTTATCGGTTTTAACGCCGTTTTCATCTGTTTCAGTTTCGTATATTTCTTTTTTTTCCTCTATCTCATAACCACAAGCCGCTTTATAATGAGCATTTTCAACATTTGAAACGGCTTCATCAAGGCTTTCCCTTAAGGTGTCGGAAAATTCAATATATTTTTTCTTGTAATCATAAAAACTATCGTGACTAATTTTAAGTCTTGTATAGATTTCCGGGTCAGTTAATCCTTTACGTCTCCATGCCCTAATAGTTTCGAGTCGGGGTTTAACGTTTGTTTCATATTTATTTTTTCGGCCTGCGTTAGACATATTTTCCTTTTTTATGGCCGCCAAGCCCTGGGAAACTTGACGGCCTACCCGGAGTAAGGAGAGAAGATAAATGAAAAAAGCTATTTTAAACCGCGCTGGTAACGGCTCTTGTGCGGATAATAATACAAGTATCTTCGTTTGTCAACAAAAACTTACCCTACATTTTTGTAGGGATGATTTTACAGCCGCCGCGCAACGATCGCCTCAATCGTTTTTTCAGACCGATGATAATCTTCAGCGAGGCTTGTGTTGATGTAATCTATTTTTTCCCCTGCCTGTTTTCGCTTATTACATTCGTGCCTGATTTTGATATTTCTTAAGCAGTTAAAATTTAAAAGCCTTGTGAGGTCTTCTTCCTGTGTTTCGATTCCAAATTCAGAAAGACAATTCTTAACAACACTTTTCACGCGGTCGTAAATTATCATATCGGTTGTCAGCATAGCGTCTCCGGTTTTTGAACGTTTGGTAATATAAAAAGGGTTTGCTTACATTGCTACACGTTTGCTACATTTTTGCTAACACGGAAGTCATTGTCTTACTTATATTTATATATATATTTATATTTTGTAAGCAAATAAATAAATAAAATAGAGTACGTATAAGGGTCTATTAAATTTCACGTATAAAAATATAAATAATCTCACATATATCTCTCTATATATATCTCTTTTTTTAAGTTGCTTACGCTTACAAAAACGTTAAATTGTTGTGGCACTAAGCGCTTCTTGTTAGCAAGTGTAAGCAGAATTTGGTTGTTTTTACTCATTTTTGAATAAATCACTCAATAAAATTTGTGTTGCGCGTTGTCCTTTTCCGTTAAATCTTACCACTGTTTTTGCCTCAGAATTTGGCAATCTTTTTAAGATTCTACCCCAATTCTGCTCCCAAGGTTCGTTAAAAAGTATCTTTTTTATGCCTTTATGACTGTCAGAGATGACTAAAAAGCCATCTTTTACCCGAATTCCTATCCTTTCAAGTGCGTTCTCAGCCTCTAAACTCATGGTTTTATCGTTAAAATAGTTGTTTAAAATCTCCCCAATTCCTTTTTCGGAGCGGATATTATTACTATTTGTATAGGTAATTACATGCTCAAGAATACGGTCTAAGCAGCGCATTTCATCAGGTAACTCTTCGATTGCGGATTGTTCCGTCCAGTCCTGCTTATCAATGAATTTAGCTGCGTCACTGTTATTTATAGTTGTGTTTGATACCAAACTATACGCACCTGCCAATAACGCACCGAACTGGTCACCTATGCGCTGGTCTGAAAAACGTTCCGCAACAACCCTTGAAAACGCATCGGCATTACTTAATATTGTCGGTATCAATCGGAGCGTTCGGCTCCTAAGGCGGGCTGTGAATTGTGGATTAATTAAAACTGTTACGTCAGCCCGAATTTCATCGAATAAATCTTGACTTATATAACTGTCCGGTTTAATAAGAGATAACACCGTGACGCGGCTTGCATCGGCTTTCTGTGTTATATTTACACCTATACTGGATAGTGCGAAACAAGAACGCACCCTGAACTCAATAGCATGACCGGATTGTCCGCCTTTAATAATAGGAGCGCCTGTTTCCGAAGAAGCCTGCCGCATTAATTCCATAACCGATTGCAACCGCTTTCGGGCGTGAATATCCTCGCCTTCCGCTTCATCAAATATGACCGGGAAGGCGTTTATACCCAGCATTTGACGTATTCCAGCCTCTGTCGTATTTGATTGCACGTTTAAAGCAAGGCTGCCAGCAAGAGGTTTTAATATATGGTCGGTTATCCATGTTTTACCCGTTCCGGATGCTCCTGTTATCCAAATATGAGGCCGCCATGACAACGCACCACATACCGGAGCGATAACACACCAGCCCGCAAGCAATGTGCCTGATATTGGTTTTTCCCATGTAGGTTTTCGACATAATGATAATAGTGCGGCAGCTTCGGCATTTGTAACTGGTTCGGCGTTAATCACCTCAATAGGATATGAGGCATTGTAAATATACCGGGTTTTAAAATCATTTATCTCAATATGTTCGCCATCCACTATAAGATGATCGCCGTTGTGCTGTACTACCCGGCCTTCGTCAAACCATGTCCCGCACCCCCGGAGGTTCCGGGGATCATAAATACCCTGTTTTTTGGAATGCCGGAACAGGTTATCATAAGCCGCGCTCCAGTTTGGGCCGGAACGTCCATAATACCTCGCCTCCCACCATGACAACGGAGCTAACGATATAAGATTATTCGG